TAATAGTGTAAGTACTTCTAATAATGATAGGAGTGTTAGAAAATTGTGTGAACGAAGGCGTTACAGTAACCATAGGGTTTTGTAATGCAGCGTAAGTATTTGCAGCTACGGGAGCGTTTCCTGTAGATGTTCCTTTTTGAAAATCAGCACCATAAACAAATATTTTGTTTGTAGCACTATCAGCAATACCTGCAGCAATTAAATTAGCAAAACCATAAGGCTCTACAATTAATTGACCAGGATTACCAGCGCCACCTGCGGCTCTAGTATCTGAAGTTCTTACAAAACATTTCGCTTCGTTACCAAATGTATCCATAACAACGATAGTTGCGCCTGGAGATATTACATTTAATATTGGTGTTGCTACGTTAGCAGCAGTTACTGGAATTGTAACTGTTCCAGCGGCAGATACAGATGCACAAGCATTGTATGCTATGTGTAATCTATTTTGTTCAGACCAAATTACTTGATCAGAAGTCATTGGCATTTCAGCGCCAACCATTCTTAGGAAACCTGATAACGTTCTATTACCATATCTCTCTACTTCTTGTTCGTAAAGTTCTGGTAAATATTGTTGAGCGAAATTGTTTACATTATTTCCTTGATCAAATTGCAAAAAGTTATTTGCTAAAATTTGCTGTGCCTGGGAAGGTATTATACTTCCAAATTGAGGACTTAAAGCCATAATTTTTAATTTTTAATTAGTTAAATTTTTTTGTTTTTATTTTTAATTTTGATGAGTCTAATCCACTTATTGATTTTACTTTTAATCCATTTACAAAAACATTTCCATCGGCAACTTGCCTAGGTGAATCTTGAGAGGGATTTTTGGATGATTGAATAACGTTTTTAACGCCATCAGCTTTTCCTTGTTCGTAAAAATGATGAGCAATCTTATCAGCATTCATCGCAGCATACATTGCCTTGTGATACCCTGCTGGATCTACAATTCTTCCTTTATCGTCAGAATACTTTCCAACAAAGTTTTGTACATCTATTTGGGCTTCTCCAACTTTAGCAGGATCTTTAACACCGTATCTAAATTTCTTTTCTCCAACTTTAAAATCAAAACCTTTGAATTCATTGTTAAAAAGTTTTTTAGTATTGTCTCTAAAATCCCCATGTAATTGATTAGCAGTTTCCTGCTGCTTTTTGTAATTATCGAAAAAACTTAAAGCTTCTTTTTGTTCTTGAGTAACGCCCGGTCTCAACTTGATCTCGTCGTAATATTTACTTTTTGAACTTTCTAAAAAGTTTTTAGCATTCGCAACTTCTTCTTTAAAAGCAAGTTTCTTTTTTCTTATTTCTCTTGCTTCGTCCACATCTTCATCAAATTCAAAATTATCTTCCATTAAGAATGATATTTCTTCTTGATCTAAATGTGGTTTTGTTTTTGTATAGTATTCTTTAAGAACTTGACTAGAGTTTAAACCTGAGTAATCTCTATTTAAAGCTACATAGTCTTGTACTGTTCCACCGGTATCCTCCATAAAGGTAACTAGCTTTTCGATGTTTTCTGGTAAAGGTTTTCCAAGAACTCTTTCGTCTCTTACTGCTTCAGCAATTTCTTGCTTAACTTCTTTTACTTCTTCGTTTGTTACTTCTTGGATTGGTGAAGCTTCTTCAATAGCTTTGCTGGGCTCTGATACTTGTTCGTCCACTTTAACGCTATTTCCGGTTTGTTCGCCCACAACCATTTTCTCTGTTTCTCCGATTTGAATGGCATCTGTTTCTTCTTTTAGTTCTTCACTAGGTATTGTAACCTTTATAACATCAGGAACTATTTCTCCTGTTGCTTCTGGTTTGGTTAGATCTACTTTAATTGGATCAACACTGTTTAAGTTACCTAAGTTTCTAGGTTTAGACTTCATTTTAAAGTCTCCTTCCTGTTTAACAGGTTCATTTGTTTTTGTTTCTTCTGACATGATAAAATATTATATAATTATTAAATAGTTTAACTAGGCGGCATCATATTTTGTAAACCAAAAGTGCCTAGTTGCGACGTTCCAGCTCCTTCAAAATTTGTAGGAGACGCGTCTGTTTGTCTTTGATTTATTAATGTACTTTGTTGTGTTCCTTGTATTCTAACTCTTTTATCTTTTCTATCTTCTATCTCTTGCTCTTTCTTAGTTGTTGATCCTTGAGTTATCTGAGCTAATTGTTTTTGATATTCAAATTCTTGAGCCATTAATTGCTTTTTAATTTCAAGATCTGTCTGCATTCTTTGTATTTCAAACTGAGATTTAGCTTGTTCAAGTTGAACTTTAGACTCTGTTGTAGCTGCGTTTTTTTGAACTTCAGCTAATGCAGCTGCTTCAGATGCTTGAGCATTAGCTTGAGCCTGAGCTTGAATCATTTTTTGTTGCTGTGCTTGATCTCTGGCTAATTTCTTTTTACGTTTTTGTTTGAGAAGTTGATTAGCTAGTTTTAAGTTTTTTATTTGACGTATATCTATAGCGTCTTCTAAATCAATACCACCGCCTTTTAAAGCTATTTGAATATTCTGCTCTAGCATTTGCTGTTCTTCTTCTTCAGGTTCTAGTTCTAAAAATATACCAAAATCATGTAGACTAAGGTTTTTTATTTCTGATAAAGTTTGAGCGTTGTAAAGTGATATGCTTTCTATTAAAGCATTATGAGTTAATGGAAATGCTAAGACATCTGCCATTTTTAATGAAACATTTTCACATATCCTAAGAGATAAATAAAGACTAGCTTGGTTAATATGCTTAGTGGCAATATTAGATTGATTAGCCGCCATCTTAGCAAGCCCTACTAAAGCGTCTTTGTCTGGCATACTACCATCTCTAGCTTCATTAAGTCCTGTTACGTCTCTTATCATTTGTAGATAATATTGATAAGTTTGTATTAAGCTTTGTAGTTTAGCGCCTCCTGATGAAGATGTTAATTCTTGAATTGGCACTTTACCTCTATTTAATTCTCCGTCTTGAGTAAGAGATCTACCAACTATCGAACCGGTTTGGAAATACATATTTAATGCTTCCGCAGGATTGTAGTTTGTACCGTTACCTAAATCAACCTCGGCTAAACCATCCATATCTAAAAATACACCGTCTGGCACTAGTCTAGCTAATACCTGTTGCATTTTTAAATGAGTAAGCTGTATCATATCAGCAAAACCTGTTATCTTACTAACTAAAGACTCTATCTTGCCTTTGTACATTCTTGGAGCGCATATAGCATAGTTCATTTCTACTTTTGTAGAATCTGAAAAAGGCCTAGTCATGTTTTCTGATAATTCCCATTTTAACATAGTATTAGTACCTAGTACTTTTACGCCACTATATAAAACTTCAATGCTTCTGGAAACTTTTTTAAACGTGTCAGCCTCTGGAGGATTAAACTCGTCTGTTTTTTGAATAATTTTTTCTAAACCATTTTCATTATACTTTAATTTAAAAACTTGATTCATGTAAGTTTTATACTCATAGTATAATATCTGAACTGTGTTAGCGTCATAATTACCCCAACCTGTTATATATTGTCTATTACCTGGCATCTGTTGAATTTTTTGTAATTCTTCATCTGAGATAGCAGGAAATTGTTTTTTAAGTTCTGGTATAGTTATTGATTTAACTTCACCAACATAGTATATGTCTTCAAAATTTGGATCTTCTGTGTATGAGTAAATCATGTAAGCAGGATCAACATAGTCAATCTCTATACCGTTTGATTTATTAAACGAAGTTTTTGTTGCTGCTATACCGCAAGTAACAAGATCTTGGTTTATTCTACGCTTTGTTAATTCCCATTTGTTTTTAGCTAAAGTAGTTGTTATAGCTTCTTCTTCTGCAATTTCTATACTTTGCTTATAGCTAAGTTGCATGTGAAGTTCTAATTCTTCTTTAGTCTTAGGCATTTCATCTAAAGGAATATTTGATTGCTTAACATTAATACCTAATAAGCTTTGAGCTTGCTGGATTTGAGCTTGAGCATACATATCCGCAGCTATTTGATTAGCGTATTCAGTTCTTTTCTTTACTGACTCAGGATCTTGAGCATAAGCTTTAATTTCAAACTGCTTATTAGACACGCCATTAACTACTATATCTACAAATTTAGATATAACAGGAACTGGTTTCCAGTCTAAATTAAGATAAGATAAATCACCATTGATAGATAACTCATCTTTATATTTTTGGACTGGTTGTTCTCCTCTAGCGTATAGTCTAAGATGATGAAAATTGTTAAAACTAGTAAGGTATCTATTGCCGTTAGTTCTCCCTTGATTAAACCATTCTGTTTCAATAGCGGACGCTACTTGAGAACCATACTCCCACGAAGCTTTTTCTGCGTCTGGTACTACCTGACTTGGAAAAGCACTATTAGAATTAGTGTACATTTTTGACTTCATTTATTCAATTATTTTTGACATTGATCCTTTGTTATTATATTTTTTAAATCCTAAAGCATAACTCTTTCTTTCAACTACAGGGTTTGGTCGGTATTTATTTTTGTTACAAGCCATAATAGCAAGTCCAGAGCTAATAGAAGCATCATGTGATGTTCTATTATTTATATTAAACTTAGCCCAGTCTTCTAATGTTCTTTGAAAATACATATCTCCAAAATTAGCATCAGGTTTTAATCCAATATGATCTTCTATGTAAGATTCTATAGCCGCCGCATGTGCTTGTTTAATGTCTTCGCTTGAATTAGGTATTCCACCTATCTCTCTTTCTGTTACTGAAAGTTTATTATATAATTTATCTGGTCTATTTATAGAATAACCTCTATAACCTCTTCTTTTAAAATAATACAATAATCTAGGTTTGTTATTCTCAGCTAATATTGGCATGCCGTAAAATACGCAAGCCATTAGTACGTCTTCAAAAAATATCTCTGCTGTCTGTGGACGAGCGATGTATTCTAAAAAGAAATGATTAGGTGGTACGTTTTCCATTGAAAACTTAGTTAAACCACTTAAAGCACCATTAGAACCTCTTTTATCAACTGTTCCTGATATATCATAACTATCACAGCCAAATGCTCCGCAGTGTTCATTTCCAGGAAATTTTAATCCGTTTTTTGCTACTACTTTATTTTGTAGTTCTATAGGTGGAACCCATGAAACACGGAAACGACCTTTATTATTAGGTGAAAATATTACTGTTGTATCTTTAATTCCATTAGCCCATTGAAAACTACCTTGAGTAATCACGCCACTGTTTTTGATATCGGCGTTCCAATCTATTTGTTGGTATATTTTAGTTAAATTAAATAAAGATGATTTTGCTTCATCTCTAAAAGCGTGTTCTTCTGTTCTTGGAAATTGTCTGTAAAATTCATTTAAACCATCTTGATCTTCTTTTAGACCATCAACTTCATTTTGCCAATATTCAATTACACCTATTTTAATTTTTGTTCCATGCGGGTCTTCTCTTGGTTCTTTTGGTGTGTCAAAGACAGGTATGCCATAAGAATCGATGTATCCTTCGTAATTCCATTCCATAGGTATGAACAAAGAATAGAGTCCTGAGCGAGTCTGTCCGTTGGAGTTTCTTTGGGTAACATCTGAGTCATAGTATAATTTTTTAAAATTTTCGCCACCTTTATCTAAAGCGTTTGATGTTGATCCCATCATACACTTACCTATAACTTTGCTACCTAATCGAAGGGTGGTTTTCGTGACACGCCAATTGTTGAGGATGTTGTTCGGACGTTCCCATTTCCCCGATTCATC